GGCCGTTCGCCTGGGTGGCTTCGATGACCAGATTACCGGCGCTGCCGCGCAAATGAAGGCGCGCGGCAGCGCCGGTAAGATCGACGGGAGCGCCGGCGGAATTTTGCAGGCGCCAGCTACGGCGCCAGGTGTCTCCCCGGAACAGGGATGGCGGCTTTACGGCGGCCATGTTCCATTACGTCGCCATGCGCACGGTCATGTACTTGGACAGCCCGAGGCCGGTGATGGACTCGTCGGCGAGCAGCGTGAACTCCAGCTCGAGTTCGGCGAACTCGTCGCCTATCAGCGACAGGCTCTTCGTCGGGCTGATGGTGCAGCGGTGTGCGGTCACGAGGGTGGCCTTGCCGGAACGCGCCTCGTTGAGGCCGTCGAAGACGAGCTCGTACTCGTCGCCGCTGGCGACGAGGCCCTGAAGCAGGGTGTCCGCGACGGCGGTATAGCTGACCAGGATGTCGTCCATGGCCAGCAGGGTGCCAGCGTCTTCCTTGATCCATACGCCCGAGCGCCGGACTTCGTAATCCGTCGCCGGGATGGTGGCGGCGCCGACCTTGACGACGACGGCAACGGCCGTGTCGATCAGGCGGTTGGTGAGCACCAGGGTGCCGAGCTGGATGTCGGCGTGCAGCTCGTCGACAACCGGGGCACCCGCGGCGGCCACGGCGGTGCCGCGCAGGGCCAGGGCGAGATTGGCAGCATCCAGGTTGGAGGTTTTCGCTGAAGCGGTGACGCCCTTGATGCGGCTGATCTTGTCGAGCGTGCCGCCGCCAGCGGACTGGTAGTCGAGCAGTTCCTTCGTTTCGTCCTCGATGGCGACATTCAGTTCGGTGACGTTCCCAACGGGCAGGCGCTTGGCGGTGGCGGAACCGCGCTTGCGCAGGTAGACGCTGCCTTTGCCGATGTAGCTGTTCTGCGTGGTCATGCGGATGTCTCCTATTCGGTGCCGCGCAACATGCGGCGAGTGGAAAAACGGATCGGGATGAACTCGTGCGCCCCGAGGACGAACAGCTCCTCGGCTGGCGTGCCCTGCAGGGACAGGGCGGCGCCGTGCCCGGCCGGCGTCCAGCCCATCAGGCGTTCCATGACGGCAAGGATGATGGCGTCAATGGCGGCGACGTCACCGCGCTTGGCAATGACGACGGCAACGAGGGTAATACCCACCCAGCAGTCGGCGCCGTCCCGGGCACGTGAGTGCACGTCGAAGGTGCCGGGGGCGAGCCAGACACAAGGTGCGACTTCGCCGAAGTCCTCGGTGGGGTCGATCTGACCGACACGGCACACGCCGCAGCCCGACGGCAGATGCCCGTCGAGGCGCGCGGCGGCGAGCGGCAGCAGGGCGTAGATCATCGCGCCAGCACCAGGGTGACCATGCCGCTGGAAGGACGTGTCTCGGTCACTTCATACACGATATCGCCAATTTCCACGCTGCCGCCGCGACCGAACCCATCCGGCAGCTCCGCCGCGTTACAGGTGAAGGCTGGCGTCAGGGCTGTGGCCGGATAGATCGGCACCTCGTCGCTGCGCCACTGCGGCTCGAAGATGCCAGAAACCGTCACGCCGTCGCAGAGCGCCTCGGCGTTGGCGAGCTTGCCAACGATCGCGGCATTGCAGCGGGCCTCCAGTGCGGCAAACGGGGCGGGCATGTCAGGCGTTGAGCTTGACCTTGCAGGTCGTGGTGGCGGCGCCGGCGGCAACGACGGCCTTGCCGGCCAGCGTGTTGCCGGAGCTGGTGGTGGTGATCTCGCCTGGCGAGGCGTCCCAATAGACCTCGTCGCCCTGCGCGATGGCATCGGCCGCGAGCTTGGGCAATTCGAAGACGCCGGAGATCTGCACCGGACCGGGCACGCCGGCGGCGATGCTGGCGAGTGCGACGCCGACGAGCTTGCTCATCACGACGACGGCACCATTGGCGACGTCGGACCCCGGCGTATGCTCGATCACTTCGCCGGGCTGGACATATCGTGTAGTCATTTGTTGCTCTCCTTTTCAGGTCAGCGGGGCCGGACGAACCGGCCCCTTGGTCATCAGGCGCCGGAGTTGGTGACTGCGCCGCGGTAATCGATCGGCGCGGTGCCAAAATCGAGGCGAACCTTGTACCGGGCGCCGTCGACGTCAAAACCGTCTTGCAGCTCGAGATAGGGATCCTGCTGACCGTCAAGGAAGGCGACTTCCAGGACCGGCGCATCGGACGGATCGGCAAACAGGTAGCGGCGGGTGCCGCCGAGCCGCGGGGAATCGACGACGTCGCGCACCATGTTGCGGACGATGTTCGGCTTCTGCAGCTTGCCGGTGGTGTCCGGGTCGTACTCCGCGCCGATGATGCCGCGCGCCGTCCCGCCAAGGCTCATCGCGACCAGCAGCACGGCGGGGACCAGGTCGAGATAGTCGTTGCCGCCGACATCCTTCTGGCTGGCCAGCGCGACCCGATCGACGTCCAGGGCGGTCATGCCGAGCGCGGCACCGGTGGTGATGTTGTTGTGGTTGGCGTGAAACAGGGTGTAGCCGTCGCTCATGACCGGGCCGAGGCCGCCGTTCTGGCCGAGCATCACGTAGATGTCGGACTCGATGGTGCGGGCGGCGGAGACGCCGAGCGCGGCCGACAGCCCGACGAAGGCGCCGAGGTCGTCGTTCACGACGGCCTGACGGCTGAGGTTGATGATGTTGCCCTTGGTGCCTGCCGTGATGCTGGATTTTTCCCCGTCGGGAATCGATTTGTTCTTGAACTCGCCCAGTTCGGTGACGGGGTCGAGGTTCGACAGGCTGCCGACACGGTAGCGATTGCTCGCGCGGAAATCGGACACCGACCCGATATTGCAGAAGCGCTTCCAGGTCATCGCGGCGCGGGCATAGGCGGCTTGCAGCGACTTGTGCATGGTGTTTTCGAGCAGCACGGGGAAATCGCTGACCGACTGAGTGAAGGCGGCGGCGACAAGCTCCATCTGGCTCATCCCGTCGGTCTTGACGCCGGCGCGGGAAAGGCTGGCGCGGGCCAGGTCGATCAGCTTGTGGCCGCGCCATGGATTCGCGGCATTGACGCGAATCACGGTGCCCTTGTCGTCGCGGGCGGCCGCGCGGGCCAGGATGGACTCGACGGCGCCAGCGCGGAACTTGTCGGTTTCGTCCTGGACTGTCACGACATAGGCACCGGCAAGCGGCGCCGCACCCTCGCCGAGTTTCGCCAGGATCTTGTCCTTCGCCATCTGCTCGCTGCAGGCGGGATCGCCGGCGCAGGCCTCGATCAGCTTGCCGAGGCCTTCATGGCGCGCCATGGCGGGCGTGTTGAGGGCGAGGATGGCGCTGCGGCGCGCGGCTTCGATCCGCGCGCCTTCGGCGCGGATCTCGTCTACATTGACGGCCGCCGCTTGCGATTCGGCCGCCGGGGTCTTCTCGGGCATGGAGTTCTCCTTGAGTGATGCGGCGGCTGCCGCGGACGCATTCCCCGCCTGGTTGCCAGGCAGGGAACGAAAACGTCGCGCCAATGCGGCACGATCGAGCGACGCAGCCACCGGCAGGGCGGTGATGGTCGCGTCAACAAATTTCTCCGCCAGCGCGGCGGCGGCAGTGAACCAGTGATCCTCGCCGTCGGTGAGCAACGCCTGCATTTCCTCGACGGGGCGGCCGGTCTTGGCGGCATAGCTGGTCGCCAGGGCTTCGGCCCAGGTGTCGAGCATGTCGGCGAAATCGCGCAGTTCGGCACTGTTTCCGACGGCTGCGCCCCAGGGGGCGTGAATCATGAGGAGCGCGTTTTCGGCCATCTCGACGGTATCGCCGGCCATGGCGATCAGGCTGGCGATGCTGGCTGCAACGCCGTCGATGCTCACGGTGACCTTGGCCTGGTGCCGCTTGATGGCGTTGTGGATGGCGATGCCGTCCGGCACGGACCCGCCGAAGCTGTTGATGCGGACCGTCAGCTCATCGACATCGAGCGCGGCGATTTCCAGGACAAAATCCTTTGCGGTAACGGATTCGCCCCACCAGCTTTCGCCGATGTCGCCGTAGATGAAGACTTCCGCTGCACGCGGCCGGTTGCCCCTGGCGCGGATGCTGTACCACTTGAGCTTGCCCGTCATGTCGCGTCTCTGCGTGATGGTGTGCGATCAGTCTGGGCCGGAGCGAATGACATTTTTAGGGGCAAAATGTCACAATTTGCCGGGGCGTCATTCCGCGGCCCGATTCGTGCCGTCGCCGCCGGTGGCGCCTTCGACCGGGCGGGCCTGATCGTTGGCGGCGTCGGAACTGAAGACCAGCCCCTTCTCTTTCGCGGCCAGACGGTGCGCGACGATCTGTTCGAGCACGTCGCGCGGGTTGGCGCCTCGTTTGCGGATCACTTCGACTTCTGCCGCAAACCCGCCGCGGACGAGCATTTCCCAGGACAGCGCCTCCTTGTAGGGGTCGATCCAGGGCATGCTCTGGCCGATAAACAGGGCGTCGTCGGCCGAGGTGGCAACGACATCGCGCGGCATGGTGACGACGCCGGAGAGATGCGCGGCGAGGACGAAACTTTCCCAGACGGGCTGAACGAACTGGCCGGTAAATTCGTCGGTCAGGGTCGCGTAGTGGATCCACTGTTCGACGAGCTCCTGTCGCTGGCTGCTGTAGGTGCCGTTGTAGTCGCGGCTGATCGAGGAGTAGCTGGCGCCGACGCCGCCGGCGACCGCGCGCAACTGGCCCTGGCGAAAGGTGATCAGGTTCGGATTGGGCCGCTTCGAATCGATCATCCCGACGTCTTCGCCCGGAATGAGGTTATCGATGACCATCCCAGGTGAGAAGCGCACCTCGCGCGGCAGAACATTGCCGGCGGCATCGTGCGGCAAGCGGCTCGGATCGTAGAGATCGGGGGTGCCTTTCTTCACGTACGCGGTGAGCATGGCGGCGATCTTGGCGGCGACGCGCTCGGATTCTTCATAGTCCTTGATGTCTTCCAGGCGGGTGATGACGCTGGCGAATTCGGAAACGCCGCGCAGCTGCCCGATGCGGTCGAGCAGCGCGAGGTGCAGCATGCGGCCGGCGTCAATGCGCTTCAGGTCGGTGGCGGCATGGCTGACGAGCTGGTCGCCGGGATGGCGCTTGTAGACGTGGTAGGCGAGCGGCCGGCCCCACGCGTTGCGTTCGACGCCCTGGCGAATGCGGTCGCCATTGTCGTAGTCCATCGGCACCATGTCCGGCTCGAACAGCTCGAGGCTGTAGGGCACACGGGTGCCATGGTCGAGAGCAGGCACGGCGCCGGTGAGCTGCTGGGCGAAGGCCTCGCCGTCGCGGATCCACGTGCGCGCAGCCAGACGCTGCACGCGCGCCCAGTGCAGGCGCTGCGTGACTTCGGGGCAGCGGCACCAATCGCGCCAGGCCTCGCGCAAATCTGCGGCGTAGGCGTCGTGGATGCTTCCGTCGGATCGGCGCGGCTGCGGCTCGATGCCGATGCCGGATGGGCCGACGATGTTGTTGACCATGACGCGCAGGACGCCGCGGGCGATGTCGTGATTCTGCTCGAGGTGGCGGGCCTGGTTGCGAATGGGTACGGCACCCTTGGCAACCTGCTTGTCCGGCGATCCCTGGTCGCGCCGGAACTTGCGCAGGCGCGAGGGATTGGCGGCCTCATAGGCAGCGAGGAGGCCGCGGGCGGCGCGGCGGCGCAAGGCGGCCGCCGGTGCGATGTACTCGACCAGCGCGTCGATGGGGTTCATTCGTCCAGCCTCGCGAGAGAGAAGGCGGCGCCGCCCAGACTGGGCGCCGCGGCGGACTGTCGGGATTCGGCCTGGACCCGCGCTTCCCATTCCTGGCGGCCACGGCGGATCTCGGCCAGGTCTTCCATGCGCAGGACCCGATCAGCCCAGCGTGCTTCCTTGCCTTCGAGGATGGCTTGTTCTGCGGCCAGGTACTTCGCGAGCATGTCGGACGCGGCGGTCATTGCGGGCAAGCCGAATGGAGAAGGCTTGACCGTACCGCAGCCGCGCTGACATTTTTAGGGGAGAAATGTCACAAATCACCGCCGCGTGACGATGCGATAGGCCTGACGCGGCGAGATGTTGTGATGGCGCGCGACGTCGTCCAGGTTGCGCCCGTTGAAATCGGCGCAGATAGCCGCGTTGCGCGCGCTTTTGTCCGGGGCCGGTATGTAGTGGTGGGCGCCACCCATGCGGCGGCGGAGGCCGCGCGTGATGGCTTCGGCGATCTGCGTGGCGAATATCTCGTTCATGCCGATTTCTTCGCGGACGATGGCGGTCATCTCGTACAGCAGGGCAACGGCGGCGTCTTCGTTTTTGGCGGTATCGGTCATAGGCGATCCATCCAGTCGCCTCTGGCGACGGGCGCTGCGGTGGGGGGAGGCGGCATCATCGGCGCGGATTCAGGCACGGGTGCCGGTGGCGGTGTGGCGGCGAGCGGCGCCTCGGCGAGAACCTCTGGCAGGAGAACGCCTTGGCGCAAACGCATGTCCTCTCGATCCCACTGCGTTGCCTGGCGGACGTGCAGCCGCAGGTGGCGCACGAGGTAGAGCGCGTAACAGGTGCAGTCCAGGACCTCGTTGCGCCGATCCGTGCGCTGCTTCCAGACGCGACGCTTCGGGTTGGCCCTGGACGGTATCTTGATTTCGCTCAGCAGCTGCTCGTAGAAGTCGGCGCGGACCCCTTCGTACCAGTGCATTCGCCCCGGGCCGGCCCCCGCAAGGCGCACGCGGCCACCCTCCTGCGCCCAGCCGAGGATCAGATCCTTCGCCTTGGCCGTGCCGACGATGTGGACTTGCACCCCGAACCGAGAGGCCTTGGTCGACCGGACATGATGCGGATCGATCGGCCGCGGCGGCCGCCATATCTCGACACGCCCTTCTGCGTCCGACGCGCCCTTCAGGGCCAGTACCGGGCGCTGCAGCAGGTTGTGCTTGCGCACAAAGCTGTAGGACGCTTCGGAGGTTTGGCCGTCGGAGCAATCGATGCCGGCGGCGGCGATCTGGATGTCAACTCCGCTCGCATGATGGACATGACGGCGCAGCATTTGCTCGAGATCGAGCCACGCGCCTTGATGCGCGACGACGGTTTGCCCGTGCAGCTCGCCCCAGAAGGCCAGCCACATTTCCTCGCCGCGACCTACAACCCAGACGGTGACGGCCAGGCGGTCGTGCTGCACGTCGACGAGGAGCAACGGCACCAGGCCGCCGGCCGGTACCGCCCATTCGGCATAGGCTTCGGCGCGCTTTCGCAGTTCGTCTTCTTCGGGCAGCTCGCCCTTGTACTCCCAGAGCATTCCGCGCGTGGCATTCCAGAACGCCACCATTTCCGTGGGGTCGCCCTGATCGAGCAGATGGTGGGCGCGGAGGTACTTTTCGGCCAGGATGCGGACGTGGGACCCCTGGAAGGTGCTCTGCAGCTCGTTGAAGAAGAACCCGGGATCCGGCGCGGCGGCCGTCGGCTCCCAGCCGTACAGCGGCGGCACCGCTGAGGCGCGCTTGATGTTTTCGATGCGCTCATCGTCCGTCCAAAGGCCGCCGCAGTGCGGGCAGGCATAGAAGGCTTCTTCGTGCTTCGCGCGTCCATACACCTCGCGCGAGGGAAAGCGCTCGTCGATGTCCGGCGCGGCCAGTTCCTCAGGGTTGAGGTCGAATCCCGGGATGACGACGTGGGCCCATTCCACCTCGTGCCGCTCGCCGCAGTGATGGCACGACACCAGGAAGCGACGCTGGTCCGTCGTCCGCATTTCCTTCTCGATCTCGCTGGCGCCCTTGGCCGTGGGAGTGCCGCCGATGAGCTCGAAATTGTCGCGGATCGTTTTGCCGCGCTCGCGGAGGAGTGCGATGGCGTTGCCCTGCCCCTTCACGTCCTTGTTGGTGTCGTCGGGCTCCTCGACGTAGCGGACCTTCGCCGACGTGCTCTTTACGTCCGCCGGACTGTTCGATGCGACGAATTTCAGCAGGCCGCCGGGATAATGCTTGCGGGTCGCGCTGTTGCCTTCGCTGCGGCTTTTGAGCTTGATCCGGCGCGAAAGGGCCGGCGTCGCCCGCACCATGGGCGAGAACTTTTCCGCGTCGAAATCCTTGGCACTCTTCTCCCGCGGAAACATGGCCACCTGCACGCATGGCCGCCAGTGGGAGAAATAGCCCATGAGCGTGCAGACAACGCCGGCAGTCCAGCCGATCTGTGCCGACTTCTGGGCGACCACCCGACGGACGTCGCGATGACCACAGGCGGCGAGCACACCGCGCAGCGCCGGGATGTTGTCGAGCCGGAACGGCCCGGCATAGTCCGGATTCTCCTCCGACGAGAGGCGGCGATATCTCTCTGCCCAGAGCACTGGGTCCAGCGGCGCGCGCGGTCGCAGCTGTCCGAAGACACGACGCAGCATCGCGTCCAGCGCTTGGCTGGCCCAAATATCCAGATCAACGGCCGGCGGTACACACGTCTGCGTCAAGCGTCCTCCTCTTCGTCCTGCTCTGCGTGCGCCCAATCCGCCAAACGGTGCAGGAAAGCCTCGAACTCAGCCTGCAGCATGTCCTCTCGGGCCCGCGGCTCAGCGGGCAGCTCACGCGCCAGGCGCGCCACCGCGTCCAGCCAGTTTTCGCGCGCGGCAGTAAATGCGGCCTTGAGCGCCGGTTCCAGGTGATCTGCTGGAATCAGCAAGCCTCGTCTTTCTGCATTCTCCATCTCGATCTTGTCGGCCTGCACGCGTGCCAAGCGATCCTGCGGCCGCTCGGATTGCACCTTCTTGACCTCGCGCTCGACCAGCCAGTTGATACACCCTTCCGTCTCGTACTCGCTCGGCACTCCTGGGCCACCTCGCAATGCCACCGGAAAACCCTGTTCCTGCCACTCGACGATCGTCTTTGGCGCAACCCCGAACACCGAGGCGATGATCTCTTGGCCCACGATGCGCAACTTACTTACCTCCCAGACGCCGCCAGAACTGGCGAATCCGTGGGGTTCTAATCACCCGTGAGCGAAAACCCCTGGGAGGACCCGCACTTACGTGACGACGGACGAAGGGCAACGGCTTCACTTCGCGGTCCTCAATGCTTGCGTCAAGGCTGCCTGGAACTGTGGCCCGAGCTCGACGCGGACGACTCGCGAGCCCACCTCATCGAACCTGAACCGCACCGAGTACGAAGTGGTGCGAACGTAGATGAGCACCGGCCGTACGAACGAACGTCCTGCCAATCCGGACGGGTAGTGCCGCTCCCAGACCCCGTCCGGGAGCCCGGTACCCGGCCCGCCGCGAAAGTAGGCGAAGCCCCACTTGAGCCCCTTCCGCTTGCCCTTCATCAACCGATCCTTGGACTTCCTCTTCATGTTGGCGCGGTATCCCGATTCCGGGAACGCCTGAAACCAGGACAGAATCTGCACGATCTTCGCACCGGACAAATTCCCGTACTGATCGAGGGCATTGCTGCGCCTGGCGAACACCGCCATCGTGCCCTCCGGCATGGCCTTGATGCGCTGCAACGCGCGCTCGAATCGCTTTGGCACACGCTTTCCGCCCATCATCTGGGCGGCGAGGAACTTCGTCGGCGGCACGGCATCCTTGCCCTGCCTAAGCACGTTCGCATCGAACTGCGACTCCCCTGCCGTCTTGCGCACGTAGTCATCCACGGCGACGATCGCCTCGACCCGTGCCTTGCTCGCGTATTGCTTGATGACGACGGCGCGGCGTGTTGATGGCCGCGGCCGATCGAACACGCGGGCGATCTCCGCCCGCTCGGCATCGACCACCTTCTTCGCGGTAACGTTGATCGCCTTCACCGCGGCAAAGCGCGCCTGCCTCGCCGCGCCGGCGAGACGCTGCAGCTGCTTTTCCAACCCCTCGATTCTGATCCGGATCATGCGCTACATCCCTCCTCTTGTTTCCTTGCCTGCCCGGCGCGGATCCGACTCTCGGCGGCGCGGCAGAGTGTTGCCAGGTGGGCCCAGCCGGCCAGGGCCTCCAAGCGCGCTGCCCACCACGCCAGCGCCTCCTCGTTGCCTGCCTCGACATGACTGCGGATCTCGGCGCCGATCTCGGCCTGATCGGCTTCGGTCCAGCCGCCCCAGGCAGCAGCGCCGAGGAAGGCCCGGCGCATGCGGTCGAGATCAACGGCCATGGGTTCCATACCTTCCACACCTGTCTTTCGAGGTATGGAACCCTGGAACCCGCGCCAGTGCTTGCTCTTCCATACCTTCCATACCTTCCATACCTGAATGGGTCGTGTACACGCGTGTAC